AGGGCTTACAAAGACGGGGTTCAAGAAGTCGGTCACGAACTCTGGAAAGACCTTTGGGGACACGACAAGTTACAGCAGAGAAAACGAGAGATAGGCTCTTTTGCCTTTAGTTCCGAGTTTATGAACGAACCCATCTCGGAAGAAACCGCTCCGATCAAAGACAGTCAGATTAGATACTGGGCGGAACTACCCAGGCAATACAATGCGGTGATTGCCGTTGACCCAGCTTACAGCGAAGAAAACGACGCAGACTGGAAAACCGCTTCATTGATTTTGTGCGACCAGCTAGGGAACAGGTATTTAGCTCGGTATATTAGAACTCATTGTAAGATAGGCGAGTTTTTAGATTCGATCATAAATTTGTGGTTACAAAACAAGGGTACGGTTACAGCGGTAGGGATACCCAACGCCGGAGTGGAAAAAGGGTTCTTCGATTCGTTTATGCGTAAATGCGAAGATAGGAAACTATACCCGCCTGTAGTGGAGTTAAAGAACGCTTTTACCCAGACCGGAACGAGCGTTTCCGTGCGAAACAAGACCGCAAGAGTGGTGGCGGCACTTCAGCCTTTGTTTGAGAATGGAAAGTATTTTATCGGGGTTGACCATTTAGAAGCACGGGATGAGTTGTTGAGTATCGGTGTAAGTAAACACGACGACGTTGTAGATACTATGGCGTATGCGGAGCAGATTATCACCCCGCATTATTTTGAGGTTGAGAAAGTAAAAGAGGCGTGGGAACAGCCTGAACAGAGCAATAAGATAACATTCGCATACGGAGATTAAATATGCCACGAAGCAAGAAAGTGATTGAAGGGAAGAAATCAAAGCCATTAGCGGAAAAAGTTAATACTGACGCTGATGATAAAATACTTAACTATATAGACGGAGTTATTGAAGATTCCGTTTCGCAGACAGGTGCGTGGAGCGATAACCAATCGAAGTGGCATAGGTTACGTATGCGGATTAAAAAGGTCAAGACCTTTCCGTTCGCTAACTGCTCCAATATCCGTATGCCTACGGCGGAAATCAAGATACGTAAATTAAAAGCGGCTCTGTATAACGTCATATTCGGTATCCGCCCTATAGTCCAAGTAGTTCCTTCCCCGTCGGGTTCTATGCAGGTAGCATCCAAGATAGAGAAGTGGTTAGACCATTTGATTATGGATGTTATCAAACTCCAAAAGAAATGCGTTATCGCTATTGACCAGGAGTTAGAGAAAGGGTTTTACTTACTCAAACCTTATTGGAAAACAGAGATATTCACCCGTATCGAAGAATTTAAGATTGAAGATTTGAGTATGGAAGAAGCTATGCAGTTGTATGACACGCAGACTTCTCCCGAAATGATTAAGAAAGCCGTAGTTGACCGTTTGGAAGTTGATATGTCGGAACGGGTGGCTATTGATAACGAAAAAGAAGTAGAGCGTGTAGTGGTTGAAGTGTTGCAAGGAAAAGATAACATCAAGTTCCAACTGCAAGATGTTATCTGCGATTACCCTGACGTGGCGTTAGCCGACCCCGAAAGAGTATACGTTCCCGCAGACGCTGGATACGACCCGCAAGGATGTCAGTTCATAGTCCACGAGTTCTTTCTGCCATTAAATCAAGTTAAAGCCAACGCAGAATTAAAAGACTGGAATAAGTTAAGCATTGAAGAAATAGACGAACTGAAAGACGTTGATGTAGATACTTCAACGGATATGGATAAGAACGTCCGAGAAGGTATTGAACGCATAAACAACCCTTCCAACTTAGTTATGATCTGGGAGTTTTATGGTTGGTACGACCTAAACGACGACGGAGTAGATGAGAAAGTAGTAATCACTCTCGCCCCTGATTTCAATAAGGTGTTGAGGAAGATAACGCTTCCATTCAATAACGGCAAGTTCCCGTTTGTGAAGCTCGCATACGAGTATACAGATGACCGTTGGTTCTCACATCGTGGTATCCCAGAGATAATCGAAGATATTATCAAAGAGATAGACACCCAGCATATGCAGAAGATTGATAACCAAACGATTAGAAACGCTCCGATGTTTACTTACCGAGCGGGTTTGGTTAATCCCAACTTAGTTAAATTCATTCCAGGTCAGGGTATTCCTGTTCAGGGTATGAACCCGATACAGGACACGTTGGCTATACTTAACAACAACAACCCCAACACCGAGTTCTCTTACGAAAAAGAGCAGATGATACTAGAGACTAAGGTTGAGGAGTTGACTGGTCAGATAGATTTTACTTTGCAGTCAATGATTAACAAGAGACAGCCACGCACTTTGGGCGAAGTAAACCTGCAATCACAGAATATGCAGAACGTGTTCAGTCTCGACGCTAATATGCACATCGAATCGTTCTGCGACTTATTCAACTTCATCTGGGATTTGTGGTGTCAGTACGGAAGTGATGAGCAAGAGTTTATGTACTTTGGTAAACAAGGTTGGGAAAAGATAAAGTTAAGCAGGGAAGAAATACAAGGTCACTACAAAATAACAGTCCGAGGTAACGACCAGAACACTAACCCGCAAGTCCGTTTACAAAAAGCCCAGATGGTAATGATGGCTTCGACTAACGAGATGGCGGCACAGATGGGAGTTATTAAACCCTGGCATTTAGCCGAGGCGTATGACTTGTTATACAAAGAATTAGACTTACCTGAATCTTCGAGATTACACGAGGACGCACAGGCGTTGTTCCAGCAATCACAACAGGCGCAACCGCAACCGTTGCCTATCAAAGTCGGGATGAAAGATTTAGCTGATGGAGAACAGGCGCAGGTAGTTCAGCGTATGGGAATGAAACCTGATATACAAGGTCGAGCGTTAAAGTCCCAGGCGAAGATACAGGAAAAAGAAGCGGAACAACGTAGCCAGCAAGTTCAGGATATGATTGATGTCGCTGGAGTCGCACAGGAAGATGTGAGAATACAGCAAGAAGATACTGCCCAAAAGGAGGCTAAAGCCAATGCCGGAAAATCTGGAAAAGACTAAAGAAGATTTACAAGCAAGGGTATCAAAGTGTAACCGGATAATCGAAGGGTTAGGAAGTAACGGTGCTTTCAACGAAATGCTTGATGACTTCAAAGTCCAGATGAAACGGTTGGATGATAGTTGGCAATGGCTTACCGACGAGAAAACGCTTAAAGAAGCGCAGATAACAAAGATGGCGTATTTGTCGGTAGTTAATGTATTGGATAATTACAGACACGATGCGGAAGATGCTGGTAAGCAGTTGGTTGAGCTTTCTAATCCCGCTCTTATTACTGGGAAGGATTTCGATAATGGATAATGAACTCTTACAATTAGCGCATTTGATTTACGGAGAAGCGGGTGGTGAGGATTTAGAGACCAAGAAGATGGTAGGTTCAACTGTCATCAACCGCATAAACTCTGGAAGGGCTAAAGAGTTCGGCGGAAGTCTTGAAGAAGTCGCCCAGAAAGGTTATTACGCCGTAAGCAAGAACTCCAAGATGTACCAGCAAGCCGTAAGTGGGAAGTTTCCCGACAAGTCCAGCGAGACTGCGTGGAAACAATCTCTTGCGGTAGCTTCGGGGTTAGTTAAAGGAACGATTAAACCCAGTTCGGGGATGTTCTACTTTACGGACAAAGAAGCGAAGCAACAGAAGAAGGTTGGTTTTAAATTCGACCAGGTGAAAGAGACTGGCAAAGTTGGAAAGTATAACACTTACTCATATTAAACGCTACGCCGTGCGTTAATCGGCAATAGGAGTAAACGTAATGCCAGAACCAAAAGAGGATGTAAAGCAATCCGAAGAATCATCCGCTACGGAACAAGAAGTCGTAAACAATGAGGGAGAGCAGACCACTCCCGTTGAGGAGACGACCACTCAAGAAACAACCGAGCAAACCCAACCACAGGGTGATGTGGTAAAACAGGATTTCTCGCCTGTTGACGAGAAAGGTGTTCCCTGGATGAACCGTTTCTACGAAAGTGAGCGGAAATCAAAGGAACTGATTGACAACCTAGAGTCAAAAATAGGAGAAATACTTACTAAACAGAGTACGCCAGCACAACCGCAAGAATATTCTATTTCACAGTTGGAAGAATACGCTTTAAAAAACCCTGAATACCGTCCCTGGGTTGAGGAACAAAAGGCGGAAGTAATAGCTAAGAAGTCGGCGAAGTTAGCACAGAACGAGATTAAGGTAGTTGAGGATAAACGTAACGCAGACATAAGACGACAACAGTCGTACAGCTATGTTATGCAACAGTACCCCAACTGTTTTACTCGTGATGCTTACGGAAACCAGGTTATTAACAACGCAGAACCGATGGTGCAGCATATCAATATGATTATGGCTGATAAGCGGTTTTCTCAAGACCCAGAAGGATTGGTAGCGGCGGCGGATATGGCTTATGGGAGATTAGCTCGTATGCAAAGTTCGCAGACGCAGAAGAAAGTAAAGACCTTACAACAGAACCTTAAAAAAGTTCAGAGAGGTACTATGATCGAAGGGGCAGGACAGCAAGCGGTGAAAGCGGTGAAAGACGATTTTGCTAAAGCCAAAGAAACGCTTTATACAAAACGTCAGGATAAAGATGCGGCGCATACAGCGGTGAAGGCGTACTTAAAGAAATATGGAGTAATAGAGGAATAAATGGCACAGACTTATACGTACGACGACGTTTCTCGACGGGAAGATTTATTGGATTTAATCACCAATATTGACCCGCAGGAAACACAGCTTTTGTCCGGTCTTGGAACTTCGACCGCAAAAGATATTTTACACCAGTGGCTGACTGACACTTTAAAAACAGCAGAAATGAACGCTTATGTTGAAGGTGTGGATGCTACATACCCAGACAGAACTGATCCTGGTCGGTACACTAACTATACTCAAATCGTAAGAGTTGGGTACGAAGTTACTGATACTGAACGGGCGGTAACAAATGCAGGTTTCAATGACAGATATGCGTACGAAGCGCAGAAAGCGTTGAAAGAGTGGAAGAACGATGCCGAATACTCTCTTATGCGTTCAACTATCGCAACAGGCGACGGTTCAACCGCAAGGGCTATGAAAGGTGTAAAGCATTGGATGGTTTCCAACAATTACACTTCTCAATCCGGTACTTCCCTTACCGAATCTATCTTAAACGACCGTCTTCAGGACGTTTGGGATGATGGTACTGAAGTAACTGCTCTTTATATGCCTATGTATTTAAAGCGCAAAATCGCTGCGTTCACTGGTGCGGCTACTGACAAGAATGTTTCCGTCACTGACAAGCGGTTAGTAAACTCCGTTGACGTGTACGAAGCTGATGCGGCGAAGATGGTAAAGTTGTTCGCACATCGTTACGTAACCGTTTCTGGAG